TGACATCTGACCCGAAAAAGATGCTCAACATGTACCTTGCAAAACGTGTCCTCAAAACATGGGAGGAATCTTTCATTGATGAAGATACAGGTGAAACAGTAACCATCGAACGGAATGAAATTCTTTTTGACCGTGGCACGCTGATAGACCAAGACACTTTGGCGAAAATTCGTTTCAGTATGGAAGCTGACGGCATTAAGGAAGTGGAAGTCAGCAACCAGAACCGCTTGGCATTCGAGAACGAGAACAAATTCTTATATCCCTATCTTGCACAGGCACAAATAGGGGACAAGAAACATAAGTTCCTGCTGTATGCCACCGGATTGGAAAATTCTTGTAGTATCTTGAAAGATTACATCGAACTAAACTATATGTTCGGATTCACCTTGACAATGGTCAAGGAGTTCGATTCTTGCGTGATTCTTACTGACAATTTGAAAGAACGCAAGGTAGATGATGCCACCCTCGAAGAATTAAAAGATACATTCCTTTTAAACGATTCTGTAACGGAAGAAGATGAAGAAGAGGGAGATTCCAAGCCCAATGAAAAGAAATTCTATCAGATTGAGACGAAAATCACATTCACGGATGGGGAGAATGAAGACGAGAGAGTTCAGACTTTTGTCGTGAACACCTTCAACGTTGACAGAGCAATGATGCTTATTACCCACTATCTCAAAAACAAAGAGGAAGAATGTGAGAAACAAGCCAAAGAAAAGGGACATGAGTTCAGAAAGAGGGAAATCCATACAGCCATTGAATCTGCTAAACCTATCCCGGTCGGGCGTTTTATTCCGAAAGAGTTTTCAATGGCTTATATGGAATAACTTTGTTAACCTGCCTGCTCGGTCTGTGAAGATATGGCAGGCGAACATGGAGAAGTGACGGAATTGGTAGACGTTAATCAAGATGTGAGGTGCAAAATTCCAGGATAACCGTTAATAACCAAGCCGGCAACCTGCGAGACATCTTAGGTAGAATGATTTAAAATCATATAACCGCAAAAACACCACTCGTCCCGGTTCGAGCCCGGGCTCTCCACATAAATGTGAGCCACACATAAATGGCAAGGGTTAGTAAATAATGGTTGTGCCCCGGAGAATACGCTTCGGGGCTTTTAATGGAAAATTATGGATGAATTATTAACTGGTAAGATTTGCCCTTATTGCGGTAGGTCTACTGAATACGTGGATAGTTCTGTAATCTACGGACGCTCCTACGGTATGATTTACCTCTGCCGAGATTGTAGGGCTTATGTCGGAGTACACAAGGGTACAGACCAGGCGTTAGGGCGTTTGGCAAACGCGGAACTAAGGGAAGCCAAGAAAGAAGCCCACTTCTACTTCGACCAGGTAGCTAAGACCAATCTTATCAATAAAATTTGGAAGAAACATATCCCCAACACTTCAAATAGAAACAAAGCCTACCTGTGGCTATCCAATCAACTGGGCATACCACGTGAGCTTTGCCATATCGGAATGTTTGATGTGGAGGATTGTAAACAAGTTGTTGAACTGTGTAAACCAATAATAGAAAACTATGGAAAATAAAGCAGTAGCATTTATAAAATCAAACGAATGGTTTAAGTCCACTATGGTAGAGCATGGAACGCATAACGGATATGTGGCTGTTCCCTCTGCGAACAAATATCATGGAATGTCTTATTTTGATATTGATGATATAAGTGTACATGGAGGTATCACATTTTCAGAACCGGCAATAAGCGGTGAAGAATCTATCGGAAGCAAAAGGAAAATTAATTCCAAGTATGTCGGAAAAAGAAATCCCATATTGGATGATGTGGAATTCATTACCGATAATACGGAAATAGGTGATGACTGGTGGATATTCGGGTTTGACACATTCCATTATGGAGACAATGAATATGACTGGGACAAACAAGCCGTCGTTCAAGAGACAAGGTACTTGATGAAACAATTGGACAAATAGACAATGCCGTACTACATAAAACGAAAGGCTAAGAAGAAAGACAAGCCTTTACCTCTGTTTGATAAAGCAGGGATAACAGTAAAGAAGAAGCCGGATTTGAAAGCTAAGCTCGACAAAGAGTTTTCCCTTTTCATCCGGCTTCGTGATTGTATGCCAAACGGTTCCTTCCGATGTATATCATGTGGACAGATAAAGCCGTTTACACAAGCGGACTGCGGGCACTATTTCAGTCGTACACATTTGGCAACACGGTTTGATGAGAATAATTGCCATGCCGAATGCCGGCACTGCAACAGGTTCAAAGCCGACCATTTGGAAGACTATCGGGTGAATCTAATTGCTAAAATCGGTCAACAGAAGTTTGATTTGCTGAAAGTCAAAGTTGCCAGCACTTCCAAAATGACTGATTTTGAGTACGAACAGCTAATCAAGTATTACAAAGCACTTAATAAGAAGTTACGAAAGGAGAAAGGGCTATGAGTTATGTATTACGAGATTACCAACAGAAAGCCTCTGATGCTGCCGTTTCTTTCTTCAATAACAAGGCGAAGAAAACAAATGCCATTATGGTGTTACCTACGGGCAGCGGAAAGTCGCTTATCATAGCGGATATAGCCGCAAGGCTTGACGGTCATACCTTGGTGTTCCAGCCCTCGAAGGAAATACTCGAACAGAATTTCAAGAAACTCTGTTCATACGGTATTCTTGATTGCAGTATCTATTCAGCATCCTTTAACTCAAAGGAGATAAGCCGAATAACATTTGCCACCATTGGCAGTGTGAAGAATCATCCCGAACTGTTTACCCACTTCAAGAACATCATTGTGGATGAATGTCATCTTGTAAACCCCAAAGAGGGAATGTACAAGGATTTTTTTGATGCAGTGAAGTGTAAGGTTCTTGGACTGACAGCAACGCCATACCGTTTAAGCTCCAGTCGTGATTTCGGCTCCATGCTGAAATTTATCACTCGGACAAAGCCTCATGTCTTTTCAGAGGTCATTTATCATGTACAGATATCAACCTTATTAGATATGGGCTACTTGGCGAAGTTGGATTACTATTCAATGAATCCTTCAGGGTGGAATGAACTTAACTTGAAAGTAAATACTACTGGTGCCGACTATACGGATAGGTCAGTTCAAAAAGAATATGAACGGATAGACTTCTACGGTTATCTCGTTCATATCGTCCAAAGGCTGATGAATCCCAAAGCCGGAGGAAAACGGAAAGGTATTTTGGTATTTACCCGTTTTCTGAAAGAAGCGGAGCAGCTTACCTGGTCTATACCCGGAGCCGCAATCGTTTCGGGTGACACCCCAAAAGGTGAGCGCGAAAGGATACTTGAAGCGTTCAAGGCTGGTGAAATTCCGGTAGTGGCGAATGTCGGGGTGTTAACCACCGGCTTTGACTATCCGGAACTTGATACGGTCGTTATGGCACGTCCTACAATGTCACTTGCCATGTGGTATCAGATAGTCGGTCGTGCCATCCGTCCGCATCCTTCCAAAGAATGTGGCTGGATTGTGGATTTATGCGGTAATATCAAACGTTTCGGTGAGGTAGCAAACCTGCGCTTACACGACAGTGGTAACGGTAAATGGGCGGTCTATTCTAATGGCAGACAATTAACCAACGTAAGATTTTAAATTATGGTAAAGAAAAATGAAAAGCAGGTAATCCGACCGGATACATGTGCAAAGTGTAAGAGAGGAAGATTCATTTCTGTCTCTAAGGATAATCCCAGAGTGGTTTATTGTAATCTTTTTAATAAACATTTTGTTGCGGATAGTAAAAGAAACTGTATTCATGCGTATTAATATCAAAACAATATGGCTGGTAGACCTACCAAACAAGGGATAGATTATTTCCCTATGGATGTCGGTTTCTTTTCAGATGTTAAGATAAGGAAGATTTCGAGAGCATGCGGTTCCCAGTCTGCTTCTATACTTATTTGCCTGCTGTGTAATATCTACAAAGATGAAGGGTATTACATTGTGTGGGATGAAGATTTGCCTTTTGTTATTGCTGACATAGTTGGGGTTTCCGAGGGCGCAGTAAAGGAAGTACTGATAAAAGCATTACAAGTCGGCTTTTTCGACAACACACTTTATGAGAAATATCATGTTCTAACCTCTTTTGGAATACAGAAACGATTTCTCCTTGCTACTTATAAACGAAAAGAAACAGAGCTAATTCCCGAATATATGATTAATGATGTCAATAATTCAATTAATGACGGAATTAATTCAATTAATGATGTCAATAATGAACAAAGTAAAGTAAAAGTAAAGAGAAAGAAAAGTATATCCCCCTCACCCCCTTTAAAAGGGGGAGGTAGGAAGAAAAGTGAACCTAAGGAAATTAATTCTAAAGCCCGCTTTCTTTTTGAGGAGTATTTCAGAAAGACTTTTTCTAATAGCTATTACTGGACTGCAAAAGATGCAGGTGCCATGTCTCAGTTATTGAATAAACTCAAATTTCAAAGGGAACAGAAACAGATGGATGTTTCGGATAATTCTTTGTTGTACGCCCTTCAGTATCTTCTTTCCTCAATTAAAGAGGGATGGATATTTGATAACTTCAGCGTAACTAATATCAATTCTAAGTTTAATGAAATTATATCTCAAGCGAGAAATGGAAGCAATCGGAAACCTGATACAAAACCAGACGAAAGTTCTGCCGGTATCAAATCAATTGTCTTCGGCAAACAGAGCTAACCATAAGCAATGGAGCAGGGAGCAGGCTGACATGTATTGGCGCAACCAACTCGTAGTTTCCATGAAATCCGTTTCCCCGGCCTTTACAGTTGATGACAGCAACCGCCAACTGCTGAAAGCCCTTTATCAATGGATATGGGGAATGCCGGGAATGCTTGATTTGGATAAAGGCTTGTTATTACATGGCCCTATCGGAGTTGGCAAGTCCACTTTGTTGAAAGGATTACAGAACTATGCAGCAAAAATTGCCCGTTATTGTATTGGCGGTGCGGATGCCGGATTGACCTTTCAGTTCACCAGTGCTGCCGAGATTGCCTTGCTGTTTGCCGAGAAAGGAATTGTCGGGTTAAACCAATACACAGACAGGTCATGTATGCACAATCTTGCCATTGACGAGGTGGGTCGGGAACCTATGGATGCCAAACACTTTGGTACGGGCATCAATGCCATTCAGACCGTCTTACAACTGCGCTATGAGCAGAGATATTGTTTCTACACCCACATGACTACCAATCTGGACCCGGACAAGGAGTTTTCTCAACGGTATGGGGATTATATTGCCGACCGGGTGAAAGAGATGTTCAATGTAATTAAAATTGAAGGTGAAAGCCGAAGATAATGGCAAAGAAAAAAGATATACCACCTGCACCCGTCCGCTGCCGCCAATGCTCATACTCCAGAGATTTCGTAGATAACTCTTGTTTATGCAAGGCCAAGGACCATAGGGTGTGCGCGTGTGACCGGTACGGGAGGATATGTGACAAATTCAAGAAGAAATAATTTTATGGACATAGAAATTGAGAAGAAAATCGAATTATTGGAGTAGCAGCGTGACAACGCACTGCGCCTCCGATGCCCGTTGGTGGCAGAGAAGTACCAGCGAATGATTGATGAACTTGCAAGAAAAAGCAGAAACAATGAAAACAAAGAATTGAATCATGCCGATAAGTGAAGTGTACAATATGGATTGTATGGAATACATGAAGGATATTCCTGACAAGTTCTTTGATTTAGCTATAGTAGATCCTCCTTATGGAATAAATGCACCCAATATGACGATGGGAACCAACTTGAACCGTAAACATGGTGGCTACAATGGCGAAAGCGTTGCGCAACGGCTGAAAAAGGGAAGATTAAATCAAGGAGCGGGCAAGCTGAAGGATCGGGCTTTGAATACCATGCGATGCGATTGGGATTTTTCCCCACCTTCCGAAAAGTATTTTGACGAGCTGTTCAGAGTCAGTCGTAATCAAGTGATATGGGGAGGCAATTACTTCCCTCTTCCACCTACACGGGGAATATTGTGTTGGGACAAGATGCAACCGTGGGAGAATTTTTCGCAGTTCGAACTTGCATGGACTTCATTTGATTGTCCTGCAGCTATCATCCATCTATCCAATACCGGAGGAGCAAACAAGGAAGCCAAGATTCACCCCACACAGAAGCCGATAGCGCTTTATCATTGGGCCTTTAAGAAGTTTGTAAAGCCAGGAGATAAGATACTTGACACCCACTTGGGAAGCGGAAGCTCCCGCATAGTAGCTTATAAGATGGGCATTGATTTCTATGCTACGGAGATCGACAAGGAGTATTTCGAATCGCAGGAAAAGCGATTTCTTAGAGAATGCTTTGGCGAAATAAAAACAGAGAAAGGAACATTAGTACAAACAAATCTATTTTGAAATATAATGACTACCGATACGGCAACCAGGATAATCAGCAAGCATGAGAGCCTTGTAGTCCTATGCACTTACAACATACTATTCACAAATGACATTTGTTGCTGGCAGATAATCGAATGCCTGCAAGCGATGAAGCGTACCCCCTATTACAAGCATACATTCAAGAAGTTCCTGAATGACGCTGAAAAGGCAAGAAGGGCTTACGAGAAGACAATAAACAGCGTTATAGGTGCTGACAGAGGCGATTTTTTCGCAGATTGAAATGACAGGGATTTGGAAGAGGTTAACAAGCACGTTGAAATGCTCTACTGGCAGTTCAAGCAGGTTCTTGACAATATGGGGGGGGGAATATTCCTCAGAACTTGCGAGGTTTGAGCTGGCAAGAACGCTTTGCGAATATGCCTGCTTGCAATTCGATGAACGTATTGCGGCACTCAAAAAGAAAGATGCTGGATTCAAAGGATTCACATTGGAATATCTAAGGCTGACGAATGTATCAAGGCTGATGGATATGGCTTCGGAATGCCTTAAAATAGGGAAAACCGTTGATATGAATACGGAGAAATGCACTGCCGCATTTGATGTGCTTGTCAGGAAACTTTCTGATACTGAGAATATAGCGAATGCTATAAATGCTGATAATATATAAAATGACAAATATATGAAACAAATGAATATTCCTGCTTTTAAGTATTATCTCCGAATACATGGTTACCGTTTGCATTGGTTCGGTACAGGTACAAAGAGCAATCCTATTAAAGTTAAATCAAAAAGGAAATAAGTTATGAAACAGACAGTAGAAGAAGCAGCCAAACAAGGAGCTGAAGGATATAATATCGTCGGGCAGAATATTTATAAATCCGGATTTATTGCCGGTGCGAACTGGCGCATCAATAGCGTATGGCATAAGACTAAAGATGAAGTGCCACAAGCTCATGGAGAATACGAAAATGAACATTATCCGCAGATACCATGCCTTGTGTATGGAAAGTTAAGCACTGGAACTGGTTACGGTGTCCGCTATTGGAACGTAACAGAGCAATGCTGGGACGATGAAGAATGTGATGATTACGAGTGTTCCAAAGATGCCATTGATGAATGGGCGTATTTGGATGATTTAATATCAACTGAAGAGTAATGATTATGAAACAGACGGTAGAAGAAGCTGCACGGCAAGAGCTTATGTCAAGCTATGCAATAGTGGTTAAAGGTGAGTTTGCATATCAGCAACAAGCAATGCTAAACATGTTCAGAAAAGGTGTCGAATGGCAGGCAAAGCAATCACCGTGGATAAGCGTAGAGGATGCAATACCTAACGAACTAGCAAAAGGCATGTGTCAAGTGAAATTTGTTGATGGTAGTATTGATGAAATGGCAATGCGAGAAGTGAATAAATGGATATACCCCTACATCAAGACTGGATATGTCACTCATTGGAGACCTATTCAATCTTTCGATGAGATACTCGAAGCCAACAAGGATGTACTGGAACGGATTAAGGAGAAAGGAGATTGAAATGATAAAGAAATGGTACGATGTGTCATGTGATTTATGCGGTCATGCTATAAATCATTATGCGGTGTTAAAGCCTACTGCTACAGATTTAAGGAGGGATGGCATTAAAGTTAGAATAAAAAACGGAAAGACATTAGTCTTTTGTGATGAATGCTTTGAGAAAATCATAGGAAATGAAAAGATACAGAATCATTCAATGTGAAGGCTACAACGGTTGCATACCGATTACAATATATTGGGTACAAGTCAGAAAAGACAAACGTCTTTCATCTGAATGGGTAAACGTAAAAGGCTTTGACACTTACAAGAGAGCGAAAGAGTTGTTGGATGTTTTAAACGGTGATTGATATGGAAATAGTTCCGGATTTGACAAAAAGTAATTTGTCTAAAAATCAGATAGAATACATTCAAAAGAAACAGCGTGAATATAAATTGACGGACAAGAAGAGGAGGGTTCCGGGCCATATTTTATTTTCATTCAATCTGAAAACGAAAGAGATAAAGAGAACTTCTATTACCAACGAAGTTTCAATTGGATTAAACGGGAAACCTATAATGAAAACTAAAACAGTTATTGAGCCGGATTGCTATTATGAACTTTGAATGAATGAAAAGAATTTTAGAAAAAGATTAAAGAGGATTGGGTTAATATGAAAACAATTAAGATTTCAAATTTACAAGAAGGAGATGTGTTTATGTACAAAGGTGTAATGTATGAGATTGTACATAAGGACAAATGGGAAACCTATTGTAAATATGTTAATGATAAACATCAATTAGGATGGTTTTCAAGCGAATATCTTTATTGTAAATTTAGTAATTATACAAAAGTGGAGGTTTAAGCATTATGAGTAAATATCAAACAGAAGCCGGAACAGAATGTACACCGGAAGAATGCAAGCTTATTGACAGCTTGAAACGTCTTGCAAAGAAATGGGAAAAGGATGGAAAACGGTTATGGCTTTACAGTGCAAGCGGAACGCTACATGTAATGATGCACGGAGATACAGAAGATAATCCTATACCGGAATTTACACAATATGGAGGTAGCAATATTGAAAATAGTGTAACTATTATTGACGGCATATTAAATGATGAAGGAGATTGGTAAATGAGTAAATATAGATACAGAGAAGTAAAGAACTATATCCACAACGAACTAAAGTTGACTAAAGAGGATATAAAGGAAATTATGATTCCAATTGTGAAAGAGGAGGTTAAACGTATCTTTCAAAACACCTATGGGAATGATGTTGATATAGAGAGGTTGGTTCGTTGTATGGTTTCCAACGAGATACAAAGACATGGTGATTACTCTATGATAAGGAATTTGTGCAGGGAGATAATTAAGGAGGAAATTGCCGATAGGTTGTCAATTGATATAAGCCTTAAAAGAGAAGGAGATAAAATTATGTTGAATGAACAAGAACCATAAAACACATAGGAGGTAATTATGAAATATACATTTTCTAAAATTCATATTTATAGGTGCTTACCACCATATAGTAAATGGTACAGCATAACAACTGATAGTGGAATAACCAAAGACAACATTGTAATTGTTGGTAAAAAGCGATTATTGAAAGTCGCCTTTGCCTTGATACTTATGGTTTTATTTAATAAAAGAACTACTATAACCAGATGATTATGGAAGTAAAGAACGGAATAATAATAGATGGGGTGCTTCATGAAGCTGCGAATTATCCAAATGACTATGAATGTACTATATGTTCTCTTCGCAAGGAATGTGATGAATTAGAGAATCGTTGTGATGAATGGATTTGCAGGCTTATTGATTGTAAGTATTTTGTCAATCGCGGCAAAGTAACTGATATTAAGACAGATAAGGAGGAATAACAATGAAAAAGTACAGAATATACAGATACGGACTTTTAGGCCACATTTTTGACGTTCAAATAAAAAAGTGGTATGGATGGGTGCTCGTTAAAAGGTTTAAGGTAGAAATCAAGCATAACTTAACCGACCCGTTTGAGATAAAATATGCCGAAGAGCGGGCAAAAGAGCTTTTGGAAAAATTGGAGGAGGAATTATGAAATCAAAACATCCATTAGATTGGTATAACGAAAACACACCATCGGAAGATGAAGAATACGAAAAGGGATGTCTATCTATCGCCTTGATAGTAGTAATCATTTTCATTGCATTAACGGTTGTAATTTTATCTTACGAATTATGAAATCAAAACAAGTATTATCAATCGAACAGATGAAGCACTTGCAGGAGCTTGGATTAGATACGAGTGATGCAAGTATGTACTGGAAAAGGGTATCACATGGAATCCGTATTGATGATAAATTAAAAGGTAAATGGTTTTTGAGTTTACAGAAGGAGTTTCAAACTTGCGGGTTTATGTCGTATGAAACAACCCCTACTTACACCTTGCAGGATATTCTCGACAAGCTGCCGAAACGTATAGAAACAGAAGATTATGAGTTTGAATTATACATCTATTACCATGAAAACGGCGTCAGCGTATTTTACGATGATGGTGATATTACTCAACTTGCATTCTTTAGTAAACCTACACTTCTGGAATCAGCCTACGAGATGCTGTGCTGGTGTATTGAAAAAGGATATATTAAAACTAATTAGTTATGAAAGCAAGAGTAAGAGCGACCGGAGTTCTGATAGATGTAATCCCAAAAGTAAATATCAACGCGCAACATAGCGGAGATAATCTATATGTGTGCGATAATATGGTTTTCAGAGAATGCGAACTTGACTTTTTGAATGTTGGGAATTTAGTAATTGACTGGGAACAGAGGCGTTATGAACTGGCAAAGGCTGCAATGCAAGGATTCTGTAGCAATCCACATCAACAGATAATGGATGCTGACTCAAATATGGTGGCAGAATGGAGTATTGGTTTTGCTGATTCACTAATAAAGAAACTGAAAGGAGAATAACCATGGATGCAGAATTTAAA